CTTGGTGACCTTGCCGGCGAGGAGGATCACTCCGAAGAAATTGCCGCTCTGACCAAGGAAATTGCCGATCTTGAAAACGCGCTTGCTGTAGCCGCCGAAGAAGAAAAGATCGGCATCGAAGCTCAGCTCGCCGCCAAGCACGAAGAGTTGGCAGCCTTGGAAGACTGACAACAGTCCGCAAATTGAAAAGCCTGCCATGTGCGGGCTTTTTTGTTTGCGACCAAATGAAATGAAAATCTTCCGCAAAACGAGGCGCCGCACATGGCATTGAACATTGTTATCGAACCAGGGACAGAGCCGGTATCGCTTGCTGAAGCCAAGTCGCATTGCAAGGTGGACGGTGCGGATGAAGACGCCCTGATTGCCATTTATATCCAGGCCGCCCGGAAAATGGCCGAGCATGAACTTGGCCGCGTCCTGATCACGCAGACCTGGGAGCTGGCACTGGACAGTTTTCCGACGGATGAAATCGAGCTGCTGCTGACGCCGATTCAGAGTATTGCCAGCGCGAAGTATCGGGATCTTGCCGATGTTGAGCAGACCTTGGCGCCGGCGGCTTACACATTGGATAAAGAACGCATCCCGGGCCGGCTGTTCCCGGCCGCCGGCACCTCCTGGCCGGCACCGATCGACGCTGCCAACGCAGTGCGGATCCGCATTGTTGCAGGATACGGTGAAGCCGCGGCCGTCCCGAGCAATGTAAAGCTGTGGATGCTGGCGCATATCGGCACCTGGTTCAAGAATCGGGAATCCGTCAACGTCGGCAACATCGCCACAAGAATGCCCGGCCTGGATAGCCTGCTGGACCGCGAGCGGGTGTGGTACGTATGACGCTCCCCGCTGCAGGTGAATTGAACCGCCGGATCTTGATCAAGAAGCGGCAAGACATGCCGGCTATGGGCGGCGGCATCAGCCAGACCTATGACGCCGGGGTGCAGATGTGGGCGAAGCATGTTCCCGTCGGGACCGCGATTTTCTTCGGCACGAAGCAAGTGGGCGAGGATCTGACAGACCGCTTCATTGTGCGCCGGACATCGACGCTCAACGAAAAGACGATCACCGGCGAGCATGTGGTGGAGTGGGATGGCCAGCGCTACCGCGTCAAGCGCGCCAGCGATCTGGAAGACGCCCGGACATTCATCATGCTGGAGACGGAGAACCTCGGCAGTGTTTGAGACCAACGTCACCATCCAGGGCCATGAGCGGATCGACTTCGACAAGAAGAAGATCCGCAAGGCCATGCGGTTGCGCGGCCGCGACATCCAGAAGGAAGCGCGCCGCCTGATTGCCCGCCGCGCGATATCCGCACCTGGTGAATATCCTGGCCGCCGAAAAGGGCGGCTCTGGCGCAGCATTAAATACAAGGTGTCACGCTCCGGCTTTCTGGTGCGGGTCGCGCCGTATATGACGGCCGAGATGGGGGAGGATTTCTATCCGGCATTCCTCTACTACGGCAGTTCGCGCGGTTTGAAGAAGCGCGACAACTATATGGAAAAAGCACACGAAAATCGCCGCGAAGCCTCACGCGCCGCCTTGACGGCCGCGCTTCAGGATTCGCTGATCCCGAGGAAGTAAATGGACATTACCTTGATCGTTGAGGCGCTGAAAACCCGTGCGGCGACATTGGGCGGACGCGTCGCCGGCGCTGCTGAATTCAAGCGGCTGGAGGAAACGGCAAACCTGATCATGCCGGCCGCCTATGTGATCCCGCTGGATGACAACGCCGAGCCGCAGGCCAGCCCGAACAGTTATAGCCAGGTGCTCCGCGACTCCTTCGCCGTGATCGTGGTGGTCAGCAATGCACCGGATGAGCGGGGGCAGACGGCCGTGACTAGCATGCACCTGCAGCGCAAGGAACTCTTCACTGCCTTGCTGGGATGGGAGCCTGATACAGAGCACGGTCCGATTGAATATGAAGGCGGATCGCTGCTGGATATGGACCGAGCCCGGCTGTATTACCAGTTCGAGTTTTCCGCGCCGGCCGAGATCACCGAAGAGGATACCTGGCGCGCCACTCGAAACGCCGCGCTACCGGCCTTTACCGAAGTCAAAATCGACGTCGATGCCATCGACCCGCATGACCCGAACCTTGGCGCCAGCGGCCCGGACGGCAAGCTGGAAAGCACCATCACCATCGCAGTCCCGCAGTAACCACCAGGAGCAAAACCATGCACGTAAAACCCAAGGCCGGCGGGCAAGTGCCCGATCCGGAGAAGGGCGGCTTTTTGTCGCCGGAAGGCCGCGATGTCGAGCTGACAGCCTACTGGCTGAATCGGCTGCGCGACGAAGATGTTACCGAATCCCCGAAACCAAAGAAGGAGAAGCCCGCATCATGAAAACCTTTATCAAGACGTACTGGCTGCAGATGCTGCTGCTGGTCTTCATCGTCGCAGCCGCCTGTTCCGGCATCCTGACGGATCCGAAAACGGCCGCCCTGGTGCCGTTTCTGCTGGCCGGGAATATCAGCTTCGCCACGATCCCGACCAATGTGCGCGTGCCGCTGTTCTATGCCGAAGTCGACAACTCGCAAGCGGGTTATTTCTCGCAAGCGGTACGCACCTTGCTGATCGGGCAGAAGCTGGCGGCGGGGGTGGCCGTGGCCAACACGCCTATCCTGGTGAGCCGGACCGATGAAGCGAAGACGCAATTCGGTATCGGGTCGATGCTGGCGCGCATGCATGAGACCTACCGTCTCAATGACTCCCTCGGCGAGGTATGGTGCATGCCGCTGGACGATGCGGGTGCCGGCGTCGCGGCAAGCGGCACCTTGACGGTGACCGGCCCGGCAACGGAGGCTGGCACGATCAATCTCTATATTGGTGGCCAACGTATCCAGGTGGCGGTCGCGGCAAACGATGCGGCAAACACCATCGCCACGGCAATCAATGCCGCCATCAATGCGGACACGACGTTGCCGGTGACCTCGACAGTTGCGCTCGGCGTGGTGACGGTGACTGCGCGCCACAAGGGTTCGCTCGGCAACGCCATCAAGCTACAGCTCAATTATCGCGGTTATGCCGGCGGTGAATCCACCCCGACCGGCGTTGCTGTGGCGATCGTTGCCATGGCCGGCGGCGCTACCGATCCGACGCTGACCACGGCGCTGGCCGCGCTGGGCGATGAAGAGTACGACTTCATCATCATGCCGTATACCGACAGCACATCCCTCGATGCGCTGAAAACGGTGATGAACGATACGACCGGCCGCTGGGCATACAACCGTCAGATTTACGGTCATGTGTACACGTCAAAAGCGGATAGCTTTGCCAACCTGGTGACGCTGGGCACGGCCCGTAATGACCAGCACATGACGATCGCTGGGTATGAAAGCGGCGTACCCAATACCCCTTGGGAGTATGCCGCTGCTTATGGCGCGCGCAACGCGGTGTTTATCGCGGCCGATCCGGCTCGGCCGACACAGACCGGCGAGCTGATTGGCATTCTGCCGGCGGCGGCGGGAAGCCGCTTCATCATGACCGAGCGTCAGACGCTGCTGAATTCCGGTATTGCGACCAGCTACTACGGCGGCAGCGCGGTACGCATCGAGCGGGCGATCACCACGTACCAGAAGAACTCCTGGAACCAGGCTGACCCCAGCTACCTCGACAGCGAGACCCTGCATACGCTGGCCTACGTGCTGCGCCGCCTGCGCTACAGCATCACGCAGAAATACCCGCGCCACAAGTTGGCCAACGACGGCACGCGCTTCGGCGCCGGTCAGGCCATCGTCACGCCCAAGGTCGTGCGCGGCGAGCTGCTGGCGACCTATAGCGAAATGGAAGCCGACGGCATCGTGGAAAACGCGAAGGCCTTCGAGGCGAACCTGATCGTCGAGCGCAACGCGACCAACCCCAACCGGCTGGATGTGCTGTATCCGCCCGACCTGGTTAACCAGCTCCGCGTCTTCGCCGTGCTGGCCCAGTTCCGCCTGCAGTACGCGGCCTAGTCTGAACCAACCCAAGGAGAATCACCATGCAAGCACCACGCGTAGCCGGCACCTGTTATGTGAAGGCCGACGGCGAGCAATTCAGCACCGAGAGCGGGCTGGAAGTCCCGCTCTCCGATTTCGAGCGCGAGCCCGTTATGGATCTTGGCGGCCCGGCGGGCTACAAGGAAACCGCCATGGTCCCCTACGTCAAGCTGACGGCGATCTTCGGCCCCAACTTTCCCCGGGAAAGGATCGTCACCGCCAGCGACATGACGGTGACCGCCGAGCTGGCCAACGGCACGACCTATGTGCTCTCGGGTGCATGGCTCGCCAACCAGGCGCCGGTCAAGGGTGACGAAGGCAAGGTCGACCTGGAGTTCAACGGCATGAAGGGTATCTGGCAATGAGCACCGTGATCCCACTGACCAAGCCGATCCCGGCACATGGTGAGGAAATTTCCTCGCTAACTTTGCGCGATCCCAGTTCCGAGGATGTCATGGATCTGGGATATCCCTTCCTGGTACAGGTCGGCGACAGTGGCACCACGGGTCTGGAAATGCGCCCCAAAGTGGTGGCGCGGTATGTTTCCAAGCTGGGACAGATCCCGCTGTCATCGGTGGGGAAGCTTGACATTCCTGACCTGATGAAGTGCCAGGCGGCGGTGATGGGTTTTTTCGGGGAGTTGGAGGAAGCGTAGAGCAGCTGGCCGATCGGGTGTTCGAGGTTGCCTACTTCTGGCGCCTCGATCCTGCTGCGGTCATGGCGCTCCCGCTGGAGCGCTTCTTCCAATATGAGCAACAAGCACTGCGGCTCAGTGAGCTGCTGAAGGCGGACAATGGCTGACAAATTTCAACTGAAGGCGATCCTGACGGCGGTGGACAAGTTGTCGCCCACGCTAAAGGGAATCTCCCGCACGGCGAAGATCACCCATAAATCGTTGCGCGATATCGGCCGCTCTGGCGCTGAGCTGATGACGAAGATCGGTCTGCCTGCCGGGCTTGCCTTCGGCGCGGTGGCTTATGGCGCGATCAACGCTACGCGGCGGATCCTGGAATGGACCGGCGCTATTCAGGACGCCTCCGAACGGACTGGGGTGGGGGTGGAGAATTACCAGGCGCTGGTAAACATGCTGGGGGAGGTGGGCGCATCGGAAGAAGATGCCCAGATGGCCGCGCAAAAGTTCAACAAGGGCATGGCAGATGCCGCCGCCGGCGCTGACAAGAGCTTTGCCGGACTGATGCGCAAACTGAAAATTCCGCTGAAGGATGGGCAAGGGAATATCCGTACGTTGACCGACGTTTTACCGGAGCTGGCCGACGCCTTCCAGAAAAATACCAATCCAGCCCAGCGCACGCGTATGGCTATGGAGCTGCTTGGCAAATCCGGTTCTAAGATAATCCCGGTATTGATGCAGGGTGGTGACGCTGTTCGCTCAATGATTGCCGAGCAAGAGCGCCTCGGCCAGATCGTCGGCAAGGATTCTGTCGCCGCCATGGATGATCTTGACAGATCCATCGGTATCGTGAGTACGCAGATCCGTTCGCAGCTAACGCAGTCACTGGCTAAGCTTGTGCCGGTGATTAAGCCCATGATCGGCCATTTGACCGAGTGGATCGCGGCGAATAAAGAGCTGATTCAAACCAGCATCGTCGGTGTGTTGCGGGATGTTGCAACCGCGGTACAGGAAATCGATTGGCTGAAGATGATCCGCGAGATTCGGTCGGTTCTGGTGACGGTTAAAGATTTCGTCGGCGCAATCGGGGGTGTCAGGACTGTACTGATCGGCCTTGGTGTGGCTTTCCTGGCGGGGCCTGTCGCAGCCATCTTGACCATCGGCAGCGCCATTTACCGGGCAGTCAGTGCTATCAGCCTGCTGGTTGTTGCCAATCCGGTCATCCTTACTATCGTGGCCGCAGCAGCAGCGCTGGCTGGCATTGCTTATCTGATCTACCGGAATTGGAAGACGATAGGGCCGACCATCATGGGCGCCATCGGTCCCATGCTTTCGGCTTTATCAAGTTTGTGGACGGCGCTGGTCGGTTTGGGGAAAACCTGGTTTGCGGCATTTGCTCCATTGGTTGCCGTGCTGGCTCCGGTCGTTATTCCTATATTGAAATTCATCGGCCGTTTGATTGGCGGGGTGATTACCCTCGCATTCATTCTGCTGACGACTGCGGTGCAGGTTCTGGCCGGCGTGCTGACTTTCATCATCGAGCGCTTCACCAAGATGGTCACCGTGATTGGCAACGTTGTCTCGGCCATCGGCCGGATTGCGAAGGCGGCTGTGCCCGATTGGCTGGTCAATATGTTCGGGGGCAAGTCAGTCAATATCAGCGCTCCCCAGGCGCAGCCGCCGCTTGTGCAGTCTGGCGCTCCCCAAGCGCAGACGCCACTTGTGCAGTCTGGCGCTATCGGGATGGCCAACGGCAAGCAGCAGCTCTCCGGCGACATGACGGTGCGTTTCGAAAATGCGCCGCCTGGCATGCGGGTCGATCGAGGAAAAACCAACCAGCCGATGTTCGGCTTTAACGCGGATGTGGGCTACCGCACACTGGGGATGGGGCTGTGAGCTGGAAAGACAATCTGCAGAAAGCTTCCTTCCGTGGTGTGCCGTTCAACGTCGAAGGGGACGATTCCGCGTTTGGCCGCCGGACGCAGGTGCACGAGTACCCGCAGCGGGATAAGCCGTATTCGGAAGATAACGGCAAGAAGGCTCGCGAATATTCGCTGACGGCATTCCTGGTCGGTGCTGATTTCATGGCGGCTCGCGACCGGCTGCTGGCTGAGATTGAGAAGGCCGGCCCGGGCGAGCTGGTGCATCCGTGGTACGGGCGCATGATGGTCAACGTGAACGGCGAATGCCGCGTGCAACACTCCCGCGCCGAAGGCGGTTACTGCGCGATCACGTTGAGCTTCGTGGAAGCGGGCGAGCTTGCTTTCCCGTCGGCCGGTAATGCGCCAGGTGCCAAGACGTTACTGGCAGCAGATGCTGTACAGGCGTCTGCAATCACGGATTTCAGCGAGCGTTTCAGTATCGATAACCTGCCCGAGTTTGCTGTCGTCGATGCCTCCGACACGATGGAAGGAATTCTGGATAGCCTGGATGCCGCATTGGGGTCGGTCGGCGGGGTGCTGGCTGATCCGGTCAGGATCCTGAAGGAACAGATCGGCGGCTTGCTGCCGGATCCTCCCGAGCTGGCAACGCGGTTGTTCGGCCTGTTTTCCAAGGCCGGCGCGATCCTTACTTCGGCGCGCTCCATCGGCTTCAGCGATTTCGATTCGCTGAATTTCCTGCGGGCGTTTTCCACGCTGCGCGCGCGCAGCGCGTTCCCGGTATCCACGCGCCCTGCCAGCTTGACGTCCACGCGCAAGGCCATCTATGACAATCGCGATGCCTTGGCTGCGCTCACGCGTCGCGCGCTCCTGGTGCAAGCCTCGGGTATGACGGCGGCGATGCCGCTGCCGGTCTACGACGATGCGGTGACCTTGCGCCGCGAGTTGATGACGGCGCTCGATGCCGAGGCGGTGCTGGCGGACGATGCCAACTATACCGTGCTGATGGATCTGCGCTCGAAAGTGCACAGCGACATCACGGCACGGCTGAGCGATACCGCACGGCTGCAGACGATTACCCCGGGCGAGATCGTTCCCGCCCTGGTGCTGGCATATGACCTTTACGAAGACACGGCGCGCGAAAGCGAGATCATCGCCCGCAACCGCCTCCGGTATCCGGGCTTTGTTCCGGCCGAGAAAATAAAGGTGCTGTCAGCATGAGCAATGATGTGATCTTGCGCGTTAATGGCGTGGATTACGGTGGCTGGAAGGAAGTCGAGATCGTCGCCGGAATCGAACGCCAGGCACGTGACTTCAAATTGGCTGTTACCCGTAAATGGCCGGGGGCCACGGACATCCCTCGCCGGATTTCCCAGGGCGATGTGTGCGAAGTGTTCGTCGGTGCCGACAAGATGCTGACCGGCTATGTCGACGGCACGCCGATTCGGTATGACAGCACGAATATCTCGGTCGGCGTCACTGGCCGCAGCAAAACGGCTGACCTGGTGGACTGCTCTGCCGTTCATAAAACAGGTCAATGGCGTGGCGCGAAGATCGAACGCATCGCAGCGGATCTAGCCAGGCCGTTCGGTATCGAGGTCGTCACCGTGGCGTCGACCGGCGGCGCCGTGATCGAGCACCAGATCCAGCCCGGGGAAACCGCTTTCGAGTCCATTGACCGCCTGCTGACATTGCGCCAGCTGCTGGCGACCGATGACGGCGAAGGGCGCCTGGTCTTCGTCAACCCGCAAACCGCCGAACGCGCAACGACCGCCCTGGTGTTTGGGCAAAACATTCTCGATGCAGACGCGCCGCTGGATGGCAAGGACCTGTTCAGTGAATACCAGTGCCTGGCGCAACGCGCTGGCACGGACGAAGACTATGGCGACGCGGTCGCCGGCATTTCCGCGAAGGCTACGGATAAGCAGGTCAAGCGGTACCGCCCCTTGCATCTTCGCTTGAATGGCCAGTCAGACGCTGCCGCCTGCCGCGACCGTGCCCGATACGAGGCATTGCACCGTGCGGCCAAGGCGCTCGAAACCACCTACACCGTGCAGGGGTGGCGGCAGGGAGATAACACGTTGTGGCTGCCGAACCTGATGGTGCACGTGCAGGATCCAGTAATCGGCTTCGATGACTGGCTATTGATCGTGGAGGTTGGTTACCGCATATCGGATCAGGGTACCACGGCCTCCCTGAAAGTTGCGCCGGCGGCGGGGTACATTCCTTCGCCGGATGCGGTGAAGGCGGAAAAGAAATCGAAGTCCGGCGTCGAAAGCTGGGCTGGAATACAGGCGGCCAAATGAACGAACGAATCGTGCAACGCATGCTGGCGCCTTTGGCCCGCGCCGTCGGCAACATGCTGTCGCGCGGCACCGTGGTGCTTGTCAATTCCGCGCTGAAGATGCAGGCGCTGCAGGTCAAGCTGCTCGCTGGCGAGGCCAAGGACAACGTCGAGCACTTTGAGCAGTACGGTGTAACCTCATGCCCGCACCCGGGCGCCGAGGCTATCACCCTGTTCCTGGGGGGCGACCGCAGCCACGGCATTGCGATCATGGTGGCGGATCGTCGCTACCGTTTGCAGTCGCTCAATGCGGGGGAGGTGGCTTTATACGACGATCTGGATCAGAAGGTCCATCTGACGCGCACGGGCATGCAGATCCATACGCCGCTCGATATCGATATGCGCGGCGCCAACGTGCGCATTCACGGCAACGAGAGCCTGATCATCGAATGCAATGGCCACGGCGAGAAGTGGCTGCCGACACACAAACAGAGCTGGACCATCGGTTCCACGGGCAGCTCGCACAACATCAACCCGCCGGAAATTCCCTGATGCTTTCGAACGACATCACCATCACCGTCGACGGTGTGGATGCATCCTCTTTGCCTGCGCAGGACAAGCTGGCGAGGGCGGTCATCATCAGCCTGTTCACCTGGCGCCGTGCAAATCCTGACGATCAGGTGGATGGCCCGCGCATGGGCTGGCATGGCGATACAACCGCGAATGTCAGTGGCGACAGGATAGGCTCCCGCCTCTGGTTGCTGGCCCGCGAAAAGATACTTCCGGAGACGCTCAACCGCGCTCGCGAGTATGCGCAGGAAGCCCTGCAATGGCTGATCGATGACGGTGTGGCCAGCCGGGTAGAGGTGCTGGTCGAGCGGCGCGGGATCGATGGCATCGCGCTGCAGGCGACGATTTACCGGACCGATGGTCGTACGGTCAATTTGAAATTCGATAACGTATGGGAGAGACTCCGTGCCGTTTAGCCGTCCGACTTTAACCGAGCTTGTCGAGCGCACCCGGGCCGATGTCCTGACGCGCCTTACGCTCGATGAGCTGCTGCGCCGTGATGATGCCGAGGTGCTGGCTCGCGTGCTTGCCAGCGCCGCGCACAGCATGCACGGTCACCTGGAATGGATTGCCAAACAGATCATTTACGACACGGCCGACTCCGACATCCTCGACCGCTGGGCATCGATCTGGCTGACGGTTCCGCGGATCCCTGGTGCCAGCGCGCAGGGTAATGTCACCCTGACAGGAACGAACGGCATCGTCATCCCTGCCGGCACGCTCTTGCTGCGGTCGGATGGCACGGAATACACCACGGATGCCGACGCAACTATCGCCGGCGGTGCCGCGACTGCAGCCGTAACTGCTGACGAACCAGGTGTGGCCGGCAACGCTCTGACTGGGGTCGCCCTGTCGATCTCAACACCGATTGCCGGCGTCGCCAGCTCGGCAACCGTTGCCGCCGGCGGACTCACCCAGGGGGCGGATGAGGAAGACGACACCGCGCTCCGCACCCGCCTCATCGCCCGAATCCAGGAACCCCCGCACGGCGGCGCCAAGTCCGACTACGAAGCCTGGGCGCTCGAAGTCGCCGGCGTCACGCGCGCCTGGGTGTATTCGCAGGAACTCGGCCTGGGCACCGTCACCGTGCGCTTCGTGCGCGATGACGATGCCAGCGTGATTCCGGATGCGGCCGAGGTGGCAGCGGTGCAAGCCTACATCGATGAGCGCCGGCCGGTGACGGCGGACGTCACGGTGGTGGCGCCGGTTGCTGTGCCGCTCAACTTCACGATTACGCCCACGCCCAACACGCTGGCGGTGCGCGATGCCATCACTGCCGAGCTGGTCGACCTGCTGCGCCGAGAGGCCCAGCCGGGCGGCACCATCCTGCTGTCGCATATCCGCGAAGCGATCAGCATCGCCGCCGGCGAAACCAACTACATGATGACGGCGCCGGTCGATGACGTCACCAACACTACCGGCAACATGACCACGATGGGGGTCATCACATGGCTCTGAGCGCTGAAGATTACCTGCACCAGCTGCAAGCGCTGCTGCCGCAAGGCCCAGCCTGGCCGCGCGACCCGGAGGCCGTGCTCACGCAGCTGCTCGCGGCCCTGGCCGAAGAGTACGCCCGCGTCGATCAGCGCGGCGAAGATCTGGTCAACGAAGCCGACCAGCGCACCACCTCCGAACTGCTGGCGGATTGGGAACGCGTCGCCGGCCTGCCGGATGTGTGCGTCACCATCGAGCAAACTGTCGAGCAGCGCCGCGCTGCGCTGGTCTCCAAGCTGACCAGCCTGGGCGGGCAAAGCCGCCAGTATTTCATCGACCTGGCCGACGCGATGGGTTACCCCGGTGTCACGATCACCGAATACCGGCCGATGAACTGCAACGACGACTGCAACGACGCGCTGTGGTCTGAGCTGGATCGCTTCACCTGGCTGCTCACGCTGCCGGCGATCGGAGGCACGTTCATCATGAACTGCAACAGCACCTGCGACGACGCCCTGGCAAGCTGGGGCGACGAAGCGATCGAGTGTCGCATCAACCATTTCAAGCCAGCGCATACAACCGCATATTTCGCTTACATTTAAGGAGACGACGTGAAACGCATCGATACAGCAACCAAGGCCGTCGACCTCTTCGGCGCCGGCAAGCACGGGTTCAGGGATAGCAACAAGAGCCTCGGCATCGCCGCCACCGATCTGGATGCCGGGCTATTTAATAATGTCCAGGAGGAGATTTGCCGAGTCATTGAAGCCGCCGGAATTGCACTCGATGGTGCCGTGTACAACCAGCTGCTGCTGGCGCTGCGGGAGCCTGGGGTATTCATCACGCCCGCGCAGTTCGATAACACCACGAAGGGGGCGACGACCGAGTTCGTGCAGCGCGCGCTCGGCAACTGGTCAGGGCAGACAAATTATGCTGGAGCACAAGTCCTGACGCCTCAGGACATTGGCAAAATTATCGTTGCAGGTGGCAATATCACGCTCCCTTTGGCGTCTCAGGCCACGCCCGGCGCTCGAATTATGATCGTCGCGAGTAATGCAACAAGAACAATTTATCCGCAAGGCGCAGATACCCTTGGAACAGGCGGTGACGGCCAAAATGTTGCATCTTTCAGTCTCTCGAGTCAGAGCTTTGTCATTATTCAGCGTCTATTAGGAACAACTGGATGGATTATTTACGAAGGAGATGCGGCCCTTAGGTATTCTCCGCTTTTTAGTTCATCCCTCGCTTCTAATGGATATCAGAAGCTGCCGAGCGGACTGATTATTCAGTGGGGCGGTGGCACAACAAGCGCGTCCGGCGTAGTTGCCGTTACATACCCAATCACATTCCCAACAGGGGCGCTTCAGTCGTTTGTGTCAGACCGTTCTTCTATCGCAGCATCTGGAAGCAATGACATTGTATCTTGCGATGATGGGACAGCTTCCGGGATGAATGTGTATTCCATATCCGATGCAGGTGTCGCAAAAACAACCAACTTCAAGTGGTTTTCAATCGGTTATTAAGGAGAAATCATGTTCTATTCACCGAGCACTGGTGGTTTTTATGAAGAGGGCATCCACGGAAGCCGCAGAATCACCATCATTGAACCTGCATGGCAGCGCCCGACCATTGACGTGACGTTGCAGCCAGGTGAATCCTACACGGTGGCCGGTCAGCTGGTCGTCAACGAAACGGCCGACCCGATGCAGTTGGGGAGCGTGCCCGATATGGATGCCGTTCCGGCCACCATCGAAATCGACAACCCGGACTGCAAGATCCCGGCCGACGCCGTCCAAATAACCGCCGAACACCATGCCGCGCTGATCGATGGTCAGTCACTTGGCAAGCGCATCATCGCCGACGCCAACGGCCACCCCGTCCTGGCCGACCCGCCGCCGCTGACCGTGGCCGAACTGAAGGCCAACAAGCTGGCCGAGATCAGTGCCCGCTGCGAATCCGAGATCGCCGCGATCAAGTCCGGCTACCCGGACGGCGAGGTGCTGAGCTGGCCCAAGCAGGAAACCGAAGCGCGCGCCTACACGGCCGATGCCAACGCGGCGACTCCATTGCTCGATGCCCTGGCCCTAGCGCGCGGCATCACCAAGGCCGATCTGGCCAGCCGCGTCATCCTCAAGGCGGACATGTTCGCGCAGATCTCCGGCGCGATCATCGGCAAACGCCAGGCGCTGGAAGATCAGATCAACGCTCTGCCGGCCAATGCGACCGCTGCCGATCTGGATGCCATCCAATGGTAACCGCCGGCTATGGCTTGCTGACGCTCTGGATGCTCTGGGTGTTCTACCTGGCTGTCATGAGCCTGTGGCGCGCACAGAAAGCCGGAACCATCGGCCGGGCGGCGCTGGTACCAGGCTATGCCACGCTGGCGATCGGCGCGCTGCTCGATGTCCTGGTCAACGTCACGCTGATGAGCATTGTCTTCCTGGAACTGCCCAGCCAGTGGCTGGTGACCCAGCGCCTGAAATACCACAACCTGCACGGCCGTGGCTGGCGCCAGAGGCTGGCCCGGTGGATCTGCAAGAACCTGCTCGATGCCTTCGACCCGACGGGGTGCCACTGTGATTAAGCTGCTGCTCCTGGTGCTGGCCTGCAGCGGCCTGGTCACCACGCTACTCGGCACCTTCACGCTGTGGCACCTGCTGCGTCCGAAAAAGCCGCCGGCAGACGCCAGCAACCGCATCAATCACATCCGCCTCTGGTGGTTTGCCTTAACCAGGGAGGATAAGTTTGTGGGGCAGTTTCCGTGGCTTAAAAATGATGAGTGGGAAAACCTCCGCCAATAACAACATCAACCAGACCAAAGCCGCCCTCGGGCGGCTTTTTTTATAGGGGTAACCAATGCACGATCAGGCCAGCAATCTGCTCATCTTTCTCAGCGGATTGATATCCGTTGCGGTGGGGTATTTGTTCGATGTTCCACCGCAGATCCTTTGGATCGCAGCAATCGGTTCCGCCGGCGGCGTCGCGATTACCAGGCCTAGCCATCCCCTGCAGGGGTTTCTGCTGATACTTTTCGGCACGATCTCGACGGGCTATGCCGTGCCATTCATCGCGCAGCATTGGCCGGACATGCCGCAGAAAAGTATCGCTGCATTCTCAGGCTTGCTCATGATCGGCACGCGCAATCAGATCCGCGAGAATCTCCCGCGCCTGGTTGCCGCTGCCTTTACTGCGGCCGAAGGCGTAATCCAGAGGGCTGGCTCGATCTTTCGAAAAGGAGAGGGCGAATGACCCACTACCTGACGGGCGCAATAGTCCTGATGTCTGCATACCTGTTCATCGAATCCCTTAGCGCGATCTGCCGAATGCCCGGCGGCCTGGTGGATCTCTGCCATAAGGCGCGCTACGTCTTCACCTGGAGTAGCAGCATTGCCTTTGTGTACTACGTGCTGTGCCGTGATCTTGGCGAGGACATGCTCATTTTGCTCTTCGGCTCCGCCGGCACGCTGTGCCTTCACATATGGCCACGCACCGTGTGGCGCGTCACTCGATTTCTTAACGATAGGTATCCGACATGGCTGCGATTCTTGAGCTCGAACTCGTGCGTAATGAAGAATTCACCAAAGGCTACACCGCCGGCCGACTCTACCTCGTCGGCGATCCATGGCTTTACACCCTCGAAGACGAGGTCCGGGAAGTAACCGGCAGCCCGGTCAATGAGTGGAAGATCCCAAAGGTAACTGCAATTCCCCGAGGGCGGTACCGCATCGTCCTCACCAGGTCGCCGCGGTTTGGTCGCGTTCTGCCCGAAGTCTTGAATGTGCCTGGCTATGTGGCCGTGCGTATGCACCGAGGCAACAAGGCTGATCACACCGAGGGCTGTGTCCTGGTTGGAAAGGCCGACGGCAATCCCGCCGATGGCTGGCTGGGTAACTCGGCCGTGGCCGAGGGCGAGCTGGTCGCGAGACTACAAGAAGCAATCATTTCCGGCCGGCAGTGCTGGCTGACAGTGAGGTAACCCATGACATTTCCATTTTTAGCGGCCTTCCCCCTGGTGGGGAAGGTTCTTGGCGTACTCGGCAAAATAGCGACTTACGTAATCGATCGATGGCGCGTTTTTTTGCCTTTGGCAATAGTAGTAGCTGTCCTGTGGTGCATTCATTCGTTACGCGTGCAGCGTGACGATGCGCGGCAAGAAATGGCCGAGCTTCAGGTGGCAATTGAGGACGGCATGCAGGCGTTCGCCCTAGAAAGCCTGAAAAAGGAAGTAGCGGCCGCTGCAGCTCGTGACCAGGAGCAAGCGGAACATCAATCTCAAATCGAACTGTTAAGGGATTCGACCAATGAAAAATTGCTTGGCCAGGAAGCTGACGCTGATCGTACTGTTGCTGGTTGGCGTGAGCGGGTGCGCCTCGAACTCGCCCGCAATCCATCCTATGGAGTGTCCGGCGTTTCCCAGCCCACCTCCGGATCTGCCGGCAGCGGGAGAGAGTGTCACCCAGCCGATCCTGGAGAAGAGGTTGAGCGATACATCGAGGCGCTCGAGCTTGGCGCAGCCATCACGACTGCAGACTACAACGCCTGCATCAGCGGCTGGACAAAAGCCTGCCAGATCTACGGGTGCAAATGATGGCAAGGAAACCAGCGAAGTACCCGGTTTATAACCCGGACGTCGACGGCAGTCCGTTCGTTTGGATTATCCAGACGTCCGCACGGATCCGTGAAGAGAACATCAATGGCCAGCGGCCGCAATCAATTTCGCAGGGCGCAACACTGAAACAAAAATCCTGCATTACCGCCCGACAGGGTAATCGCAAAGGAGCGTAAAAATGTCAGTTGTTTGCAAAATGAAGTGTCATTCAGTGCCGGATGAAATTACGGATGCCCCTCAGCAGGTCACGCTGGGCGCTGTATACGAACCGGATGAGGGACAGCGCCAGTTGCCGGAGAATGCGGTCTATGGCAAGTACACGCCGTGGGGTGAGTTCAAGGCGGGCATTGCCAATCCCGCCGCAAAAGAGTTCTTCAAGCCTGGCAAAAGCTATTACGTAACTTTTACAGAAGCTCCGGACTAA